GCAGTGCCATATTTTGAATATCACATGGGTTCCATGCAGTTATTATCATTCTTCGATCCCATGGTTTAGTTTGTATTGTTTTTATAATTTCTTTTAGTTGATCTACTCCTTTATAATTTTTATTTTTTCCAATATATTGTTCGCCATAATGTCGCCATTGAAATCCATAGATAGGTCCTAAATCATTTTTTTCAAAAAGGCCTGTTTTGTAAAAAGAATCTGCGTTTTTATTCCAAATGTTAACTCCTTTATTTTGAAGTATAGATGCATCTGTACTACCACTTATGAACCAAAGAAGTTCCTCAACGACTCCTTTCCAAAAAATTCGTTTGGTTGTTAAAAGAGGAAATGAATTTTGTAAATCAAATTTAAATTGAGCGCCAAACACATTTTTAGTTCCTATATTTGTTCTATCAATACGATCTTCTCCATTATCGATTATGTTTTGTACTAAATTTAAATATTGTTTTTCTTCCATTTTATTACCCAATTTTTTATTTTAATACCAAAAATGTTGCCAGTCTTAAAGCATACAATAATCTCATTAAAAGGGATTATTTATTTTTACGGACGTCAGGATCAGGGTGTCGTCAATTTCAGGCTAGACGCCGAGTCTTTAAATTCAGTGTCTGTCTGTATGACAAAGAATTTTCTTTAAAGAAATTAAATTAAAGTAATTGAAAGAAAAATATTTTAAATTAAATGACTGAAGAAGATATAGATATTTTAAATCTTGACAATAAAATTAAAATTTATTTTACAAGTGAAATTCAAAAATATAACAAATACAATGATAGACTTCGTTGCATTGATAAATTACTTCTTATTGATAATTTAAGACCTAAAATTTATTTAGACCTTATAATGGATAAACAATATTTAGAATCAAAATTAATAAATTTATTAAATATTGATCTATACACCGTTCAAACATTTGATATTATACAACAATATTTGAATATTATTAATACTCCAATAGATATAGAACATAAGTTACAACACTCTCGAAAGAAAAATGTAAAATCAGAATTGAGTCTGGTAACTAAAAGAAGAGACGTGGTTAAAGAATTTATTAAAATATTAAAATCATATATTTCTGAATCTTTATTGAGTTCATTAGAATTAATGGGAAATTTTGGAAAAGGAGATCTTTTAAATACGGTTCCTGTAATATGTATATGTGGTAATGATAAGGATTTTGTTAAAGATGACGATGTCTATATTTGTCAAATATGTTATGTAGAGACAGTTAAATTGGTAAACAGCAGTAGTTATAATGATGGAAGTCGAATTAACGTTTGTAATAAGTATACTTATGACAGAAAAGTTCATTTTAAAGATTGTATTAATCAATATCAAGGAAAGCAAAATACAAATATTAATCCAAGAATTTACGATGAACTTGAAGAACAATTAGTTAATCATCAAATTATTTGTCCAGCAAATCAAAAAGATAGTAATGGAAATATCGTTTCTCAAAGTAAACGATTTAAAATTGTTACTAGAGCACATATACTTTTCTTTTTAAAAGAACTTGGGTATACAAAACATTATGAAGACACTATTTTAATTCATTATACATTAACAGGAAAAAGACCAGACAATATAGAACATTTAGAAGAAAAATTAATGTCTGATTTTGATAAATTAACTGAACAATACGATCTTCTTTTTAAAGATATTGAAAGAAAAAACTTTATCAACACTCAATATGTTTTATTTCAACTTTTACGTAAACACGGATATAATTGCAACAAAGACGATTTTGCAGTTTTAAAAACAACAGAAAGAAAAGCATGTCACGATGATATTTGTAAAACTTTATTTGATGCTTTAGGTTGGAAATACATGTTTGTTATGTGAACACCTTGCTTAAAAATTTAAATATTTTTAATACCTTAAGGTATTAAAAATAAAAAATATTAGTCTGATGGTCGAGGCGTAGCATTATAAGCATTATCAAAATTTAAATAACAAACTTTTTTAGAAATAGCCTTGCCCACGCTGTGTTTAGATATTTCTCCATCTTCAGGCTGTCCATTTTTTTGTAAACCCATTATTTCAAATGCTTTTAAACTTACTTCATTTACAAATTGTCTAAGATTTGCTTCAGTATAATTTCCGCCAAATTCTTTAAATGGAGTACCGTTTATGTAAAATAATACTAACGGTACATATCTTATTGGAGTAGTTGTTTGCTGAGATAATTTGGCAAGATCTGGTTGTAATGATATATTAACAGTTCCAATTTGACAATTTGAAATTGTTCCAACTAGTTTTTGAAAAATTGGTTTCAATTCTTTACAATAATCACAATCATTACCAGAGAACATAATAAGTGAAAAACTATTTGTTATTTTGTTTTTTAAAATAAGTTTATTTTGAACATTTTCTCCAGGAGGTTTACTGATAATGAAATCAGCTTTATCTAAATATAACATAAACGACATTTATTACAGTTCAATATCTATTTATATCTATTTAATACAGATTTACCAATAACAGAAAATTCTTTTACGTCTACTCTAGATGCCAGTACACAAAATTTTTAATGAAATTATTATCCATTAAAATTTAAACATTCGAAAATTTACTCATTTCTACAACAACCGGTTCTCCTTTTGAATTTTTTTTACTTTTTATATACATGTATATTAAAACAGCTGCAATAGCTACAATAGCTGCCCAATATTTCCAATCTTTATACCATTTATCATCACCAGATGTAACACCAGCTGTTGCTGCCATATAAGCTGGTTGACCGTTACTTACATTATTTAAAGCCGGTGGATAAATTGATGTTTGTCGTCCACATCCACTAGCCGTAACAAGTGGAGTTTCTTGAAGATTTATTGTGACAATAGCTTCTTGTGGCGAATCACTTTTTAAAACCAAAACATATGGTTGATAAACATTATTATCGTTTCTTACTGTCAAAGATACTTGTTTTTGAATACTTTTATATGGTAATTCAGTTGTAGATTCTAACATATCTTGACTCACAACCGCCATGAGAAAAGGATTATCTGTAGCCGCACTTACTTTAACATCTGCGCTGAAATTTATAAGGTCAGCATTTATAGGCACCAACTTTTTAATTTGATCTAAAGCAATTTTATCAGAACGATTCATTATTTTATAACGTTAGATTTATTAAAATAGTTAATTTTTTATAGATAAGCACATTTCCTGATATTAACGTTTATGTCTAGGTATTTTTTTGAATACAAAATTTTAATGGGCTTTTAAACCCCTTAAAATTAATATTTTTTATTTTTTTTTTATTTTTTTTTATTCTAACAAACACCCATTTTTTACTGCATAATTTAAGCATTCTAAATGATTAAATACGCTTGCAATATTTGCTGTATCTTCGTGTAAAGGACAACCATTTTCTACTGCATATTCCAAACATTCAAAATGACCATTTTGAGCGGAGAGATAAGTCGTCCATTTATTCCACGGACAACCATGTTTGTGTAAATATTTTAAACATTCTAAACGACCTTCTTCTGCTACTAACTGCATTGTTTCATCATCATCACCTGCATTAATATTCCATAACGAAGAACTTCGTTCGTGAATATATTTTAAACAATCTACATTGCCACTAATTGCTGCGTAAAAACAATCATCGCTGTCAAAATATTTTTCTTCTTGTTGTGAAGAATACTTATTGTCTAAGTATTCTAAATGCTCATTTTTTATTGCATCGAGCACAGTTTTGCATTTACATTGAAAAACATTTTTGCCATAAATCGAAGAAATAGCAACGGAGACAAGAGAAAACGATTTAAAATCACGACAAGACAAATATGATCCAATTTCCAGCAACATTTCCATAGGTAATTGTTCCATTTTCTTTAAAATGAATGTAATTAATAAAATCATCAGAATTGAAAAGGTGGTTCAAATTTCCATCTACATTCCAAAACCCTCGATACGTTACCGCCCGGTTTTCATTTTCAATTGACCTTTTTTATGCCCCTTGAATGTCTAAAATATTTCATGCAAAAAAAAGTTTTTGGCACTATAATTCGAGACCTGAAAAAGGTCCTAAAAGTATAAATTTTAATGTTTCTTTTTTTCCAACAGAAATAGACAAAATAATTACCATTACTATTAATATAAAAGTTAATAGTAATGCTTGATTAGGATGATTATTACTCCAAGTATGAAAATTATTATGCGGCGATTGATTTTGTCTAGGAAGTGATTTTCCAACTCCTACTCCTTTTTGAAAACATTGACTGTTGCTTCCAAATCTATCATATCCTCTGGGTAAAGTGTTACTTTTTCCACAATAAATTTGTTCTCTATTTATTGGATCATATCCGTTATTATTATAAGATGGTAATGTCAATCCTTTTCCAATACCTTTTTGAAGACATTCATATCTGTTTCCTATTATAAGGTCACCACTTATTACTTTTGGATCTAATTTGTTATTACCGCAATACATCTTTATTGTAATAAGAGTCGTTAAATACACAAATCATTGCATTTACGAGCGAGTTGTCCAATCAAAAAACAGTTCATTTCTATCATTTAGATACAATTTATAACACATTGTGTTATAAAAATAAAAAAAATTTTTGTGAACATAAATAGTCAGAATCTCTGTTGTACCAAGTATAATATGTATAACCACTATCAGAAGTGTTAAAATCCAAAATAATTGTTAAATGCTTCACTTCATCTGGGTGAGCAATATTTTTGATAAAAATCGTTCAGGATTACTGAACATACTCTTAAAATAGATCTGTCTTCTCTATCACGAATAGATTCTAATTCGCTAAGGTATGTGTAACTAGGATCAAAAAACTTACTCGTTGCATCTTTTATTTCATCAATATCTAAATCTTCCATTTATATTAAACCCCTTTAATCTTTAATTGATTAAATACCTAATTTATTTAAAAAATTTGTTTACCAAAAAGTTTTACTAGGTTGATTATCTTGCATCCTTCAAAATGAATAAAAATTTTTAACTGTTACATCTATTTTTAAATACAAATTTTTTAAGATTTAAACATTGCTTTTCTAAAATTTCAGCTAAATGTTTTTTAGTTTCATCAAAATCGTTACTAATCCAAACTGATATCGTTATTTCCTCGACACTTGGAAATTTAAAATTTGTATTTATTAATGTTTTCATTGATGAATTATCTTTATCTCTTTCAATGAAACACTTAAATTTTTTAAGATTTGGAAGCATTAAAATGGATCCAATATCGAGTTCGTCACTTTTCCAATAATTTAATATTTCAAGTACTTCCAATTGAGTCATTTTGTCCAATTTTAAATCTTTTATATTATAAGGTGACACATGTAATACATCAAGAATTAATAAATTGATGTTAGTATGAGTACAAAAGTTATGTGAATAACTTTTAATTTGTTCAAAATATTTATCATCTATTTTAAAGGTATCCATAGTTTCTTTTTCTTCATTGTTTGTAAGTAATTCAAGGTGTTTAATATTACTTGGTCCTTGAGGAAAATAAGGAAAAATTAAATTATCTATAATTATTTTTTCTAAAGTTGGAATTTTAAATATAGCATCAAGAGCTTTTTCTTTTTTATCAAAATCAAAACTATCAACATTATCTATTCCACACGATGATGAAAAGTGAATTTCTTTAAGACTTTTAGAATTATTGGCAAATTCAATCCACAAATTTTCTGATAAATTTAAATCAGTTGCTGTCAAAGTTTCGAGATTGTGAAAATTAACAATATCAGAACATAAATAATCAGAATCTCTGTTGTACCAAGTATAATATGTATAACCACTACCAGAAGTGTTAAAATCCAAAATAATTGTCAAATGCTTTACTTCCTCTGGATGAGCAATATCACTTGATAAAAATCGTTCAGGATACACTGAACATACTCTTAAAACAGATCTATCTTCTCTATCGCGAATAGATTCTAATTCGCTAAGGTATGTGTAACTAGGATCAAAATACTTACTCGTTATATCTTTTATTTCATTAAT